ACTACATAGGGTACTACGAAACAGAATCAAAAGTTAGATATTTTAGTGTTGTTGACGACGGTCGTGTTGTTTCAGATAATAAACACACATATGGTGGTTACAGACCATTTTACAGGTCTATTGTTGCCGCCCCTGTTGTTGATGACGAATTTAGAGGAGTATAAAAATGGCGTTACCTAAAAAAGTTAAAAATTCATTACCACTCATACCTGAAAAGGTAGGAAGAGAAAGGCGTCAAGAAATGCTTGACGACATTACTGATTACGGTACTTACTTACCTAAGGGCGTTTTACACGCTGATTTGGATAGAGGGATGTTAGATTTTGTTAAAGAGGACCTTAAACTTGTCATGGAAGAGAAAGTAGTTCCAACTGTAGATAGAATAATAACAAACCAAAATTGGTCTCAGTTTACAGAAACATGGGACTTTCAAGATTTAGACAGAAATATATCATTACCATTTATCGCAACAGTAAGAACACCTGAAGTTAAATATGGAACATTTCAAGGAGGGGCAGCTAACATACCTAACAGAAGACAATTTTTTTATTATTCAGTACCGACGTGGGACGGACAACGTAAAGGTGCCGATGTTTATAAAATACCACAACCGATACCTGTGGACATCACTTATAATGTAAAAATATTTTGTAACAGAATGAGAGAACTAAACGAGTTCAACAAAATTGTTATGGAAAAATTTACTTCTAAACAAGCATATAGACAAATAAAAGGTCACTTCATTCCTTTGATAATGGAGGGTGTTGCCGATGAGTCGGCAAAAGACATAGGTAAGAGAAAATATTATATAATAAGTTATACATTTATAATGAAAGGTCTTCTGATTGATGAAAATGAATTCGAAGTCTCACCAGCAATTACAAGACAATTGTCTATGTTTGAAGTAGATACTATAAATAAATCAAGAAGAGTTCAACAACAACCACCAAGACCGGACTTTTTTGATTTGGATTTGACATTTGTGCCCGGTGTAACCACTTTATCTGAAGTTTTTAGATATACAGTGGACTTAAAAGTTTCAGGAGTAGAAAACTTAGTTAGTTGTTACAATTTTTCTTTCACATCAAATACAACAAACAATTTAACTTTTATTGGATGTAATGGTCTTCCAACTTCAATATCAGGTATAACCGCAGGAACTTCATCAACATATTGTGTACAAGGGGGGACAACACCATCTTTTTCTAATTCTACGGGGGTAACTATATCAACAACAAGTTCGGTTTGTAATGACTCGTTTTCAGTTTTTATAAATGGTAACTATGTTGGAGACAATTTATCTGTTATTCAAATAAATGATGGGGACACTTTGGTTGTAAATGCATATAAAAAGTTAATTTCACAAACTTCGGTGATTAAAACAGTGGCTTATTTAGTTTAATTACTCACCATATAAATCTTTTTTCTTTTCACAATTTTTTTTAATCAAACTTTCTAAGAATTTATACATCTTTAAACCATTAGTGTCACAATACTTTTTTAGTATCTGATGTGTTTCTTCTGAAATTTTTAAGTTTTTAATTTTTTTCATTTTGTATAATTTTGTGTGGTAGAAAAAAGGCAGAATTTTTTCTCACTTCAAAATAAATATTGGTTTGTGACAAAGTTTTTTACAAATTATGATTGTATTTATATATAAAATAAAAGAAAAAACTTTACATTTAACATGGCATCTAATAAAATATTCGTTTCGCCAGGAGTTTATACTTCAGAAAGAGATTTAACATTTGTGGCTCAAAGTGTTGGGGTCACTACATTAGGTTTAGCGGGAGAGACACTACGTGGTCCGGCTTTTGAACCAATTTTCATAACAAATTTTGATGAGTTTACCGCATATTTTGGTGGAACTAGTCCTGAAAAATTTGTTAATACACAAATACCAAAATATGAATTAGGTTATATTGCTAAATCATATTTATCACAATCAAATCAATTGTTTGTAACAAGAGTACTCGGTTTGTCAGGATACGATGCGGGACCATCTTGGTCTATTTCTACAATTGCAAACCCTAATCCGTCAACAATGGTTGCAACGGGTACAACAGGACCTTTAGGTATTACATTTACAGGAAACACTGGTGGTACTGTTACTTTTACCTCAGCAATACCGGGAGCAATAAATGTAGGTGGTAGTTTTTACAACACATACACACAGTTCGACGGAGGTACTTCTTCTGTAAACCAAGATTTACAAACATACGTTTCTAATAGAATTGAAGCATTTGCAAATTCATTAGCACTGTCAGGAAACACTGCATTATTTTGGGGTAGTGTAAGTTCTTCAACTTTTAACTCAGTTACGGGTGTTAGTACAAACGGTACAGGTGCAATTACACTATACTCTGAAACTTTTGGTGTAGGAAATTTAACAGGAGCAACTGCAAGTTCTTTATCTGCTCAAACAACAAACGACCCATGGTACTACGCATTATTCGATTATACTCATAACCCACCTAACAACACTTACTATGGTGTTGGTTTTGGTGTCGCAATGTCAGGAATTACAGGAACTCCAGTTTCAGGTATTTACTCAGGTACTGTTGCTGTTTACACAACAAATTATTCAGGAACACCATACAGTGAATACAATGAAGTTGTAGTTGCAACTTTGAGGTCAAGAGGTATCTCAACATTTAGCTCAACTCAACATGGTCCATTATTCCAAGTTTCGGCAACAACAGGGGTTACTATGGTTTGTTCAGGTAATTACTCAGGAGTTACCAAAAATCCAAAAGCAACTTTCCTCATCACAGGTACAACATATCAGAATACAAACTTCTCTTTTGAGACATCTATGAATAGCGTTAGTCCAAACTTTATTAGAAAAGTGTTTGGTGGAAGTAACTTTGGAAAAAGTAGAACGGATGTTCCAATTTTTGTGGAAGAAACATATAGCTCACTTTTAAATTATGGATATAACGAAGGAAAAATTAGAGGACTTTATTGTGACCTTATTGAATTACCAGGGGTAACCGACACAAATAATTTAAACTACTCTGATAGTATCGCTTTCTACTTAGAGCAATATCAAACACCAAAAACTCCTTATTTAGTATCAGAGTTACGAGGTAGTAAAGTATTTAACCTATTTAGATTTGTTTTGATATCTGACGGTAACGCAGCAAATACATTAGTAAAACTATCAATTGCAAACATATCATTCAATAACTTAACATTCGACGTTTTAGTACGTGATTTCTACGACACAGATTCTAACGTTGTTGTTTTGGAAAGTTTCCGTGGATGTTCTATGGACCCAAGTCAAAATAGTTTTATCGCTAAAAAAATAGGTACATCTAATGGTGAATACCAAGTAAGGTCAAAGTATGTAATGTTAGAAATGAACAACGATGCACCTATAGACGCAGTCCCTTGTGGTTTCGAAGGTTACATTTCAAGAGAGTATGCAAATGCTACTCCCCCATTTGTTCCTTACAAAACTAAATACTATTCACCGGGTGAGATTGTTTATGACCCACCATTTGGAAACACAAGTGGAGGAAACAACGTAGTTATCTCTTCAGGTGAAAACCCACGTTTGGCTTACTTAGGTATTAGTAATGGTGTTGGGTTCGATTATGATTTCTTCCAATATAAAGGAAAACAAATTCCGAACAATTTAGCAACTGCAACTACAGGTGATGAGTGGGGATATAAAACAAAAGGTTTCCACTTAGATAGTGGGGCAACAATTGTAACAATATCTTCTAGTTACACAACATCAGGACAAAGTGCGTTTTACGTGGGAGCGGGTTCATTTGACTCTGAACCGACAAGTGTTACAAATCCATATTACAAATTGAACACTAGAAAATTCACAGTTTTACCTTACGGTGGTTTTGACGGATGGGATATCTATAGAGAATATAGAACAAATGGTGATACATTTGCACTTGGTCAAACAGGTTTCTTGAATGGAGCCGCAAGTTCAGTAACATACCCAACAGCATCAGGATGGGGAGCATTTAAATCTATTTCAGGACCTAATCAAGAAAATTGGGCAAACACTGACTATTACGCTTACAGATGGGGTCAAGATACATTTGCTAACCCTGAAAGAACCAATATTAATGTATTTGCAACTCCTGGTATTGATTACGTAAATAACTCTAACTTAGTTGAAGACGCAATTGAGATGGTTCAAATAGACAGAGCAGACTCATTGTATGTTTGTACAACACCTGACTTTAATTTGTTCTTACCGTCATATGATGATATCTCTGAGGGACTAATTTTCCCAACAGCAGCAGTAGACAACTTAGAAGAAACAGGTATCGACTCAAATTACACGGCAACTTATTACCCATGGATTTTGACTTTAGATAGTGTATCAAATACACAAATCTATATCCCACCAACATCAGAAGTTATGAGAAACTTCGCATTGACTGACAACATCGCATTCCCATGGTTTGCATCAGCTGGTTACACAAGAGGTTTGGTAAACGCAATTAGAGCAAGAAAAAATCTTACTCAAGATGATAGAGATACCTTATACAAAGGAAGAATTAATCCAATTGCAACTTTCAATGATGTAGGTACTGTAATTTGGGGTAACAAAACTTTACAAGTTAGAGAATCTGCACTTGACAGAATAAATGTTAGAAGGTTACTATTACAAGCACGTAAATTAATATCTGCGGTGGCTGTCAGATTGTTATTTGAACAAAACGACGCAAAAGTGAGACAAGATTTCTTAGACTCTGTGAACCCAATATTAGACCAAATTAGAAGAGATAGAGGTCTTATTGACTTTAGAGTTCAAGTATCTAACACACCTGAAGATTTAGACTCTA